GGCGACACGATGACCCTTCAGAGCTTCACTGAGGTGATCGACGCCAAACTGCGCTACCCGAACACAGCCCTGCTGTATATCGAATTCGATTCAAGCCAGTTCAACGGCTCTATACCGCAAATCTCCTGCGAGCCGCGCGGCCGCGTGATCCGCGTACCTGACACCTACAACCCGGAAACCCGTACCTATACCGGCACCTGGACCGGTGCGTTTAAGTGGGCGTGGACTGATAACCCTGCGTGGATTTTTTACGATCTGGTGGTGTCAGACCGGTTTGGTCTGGGCCAGCGGCTCACCGCGGCAAACATCGATAAGTGGACACTTTACCAGGTGGCTCAGTATTGCGATCAGCCGGTACCGGACGGGAAGGGCGGCAATGGTACCGAGCCGCGTTATACCTGCAACGTGTATGTACAGGATCGGAACGACGCCTATACCGTTCTTCGTGACTTTGCGGCCATATTCAGGGGAATGACTTATTGGGGTGGGGATCAGATCGTGGCCCTGGCAGACATGCCGCGGGATGTGGATTACAGCTACACCCGCGCTAACGTGATTGACGGGCGCTTTACCTACTCCAGCAGTACGACTAAAACACGCTACACCACAGCGCTGGTGTCCTGGTCCGATCCCGCGAACGCTTATGCTGACGCGATGGAACCAGTGTTTGAGCAGACCTTAGTGGCGCGCTACGGATTTAACCAGCTGGAAATGACGGCCATCGGCTGCACTCGCCAGTCGGAAGCGAACCGCAAAGGGCGCTGGGGTATTCTCACCAACAACAAGGATCGCATCGTATCGTTTGACGTTGGTCTGGATGGCAATATACCTCAGCCCGGCTACATCATCGCCGTCGCTGATGAAATGCTGTCCGGCAAGGTCACCGGCGGGCGCATTAGCGCGGTGAATGGCAGGGTGATCACGCTGGACCGCGTTCCCTATGCGAAGGCTGGTCACCGCCTTATTCTCAACCTCCCGTCCGGTGCATCGCAGGCACGCACGATCCAGGCATTGAACGGAAAAGCAGTCACGGTCAGCACCGCCTACAGCGAAACGCCGCAGGCGGAAAGCGTCTGGGTGGCGGAATCCGACGAGCTGTATGCCCAGCAGTACCGGGTGATCAGCATCAGCGACAATAACGACGGAACGTTTACTGTTACCGGCGCTGCTCATGATCCGGACAAGTATGCCCGCATCGATACGGGAGCCATCATCGACCAGCGCCCGGTGAGTGTCATACCTCCGGGTAACCAGTCGCCACCGGCTAACATCGTGATCAGCTCTTTCTCGGTGGTGCAGCAGAATATCAGCGTCGAAACCATGCGCGTGAGCTGGGACCAGGCGCAGAACGCTATCGCCTATGAAGCCCAGTGGCGACGCAACGACGGTAACTGGGTCAACGTGCCGCGCAGTTCCACCACATCCTTCGACGTGCCGGGTATTTATGCAGGACGCTACCTGGTGCGCGTGCGCGCTATCAACGCCGCCGAGATTTCCTCTGGGTGGGGTTATTCAGAAGAGAAAACGCTGACGGGCAAAGTAGGCAATCCGCCAAAGCCAGTGGGGTTTGCAGCCTCTGACAATGTTCTTTTCGGTATTGAGCTGACCTGGGGGTTTCCGGCCAATACCGACGATACGCTGAAAACTGAAATACAGTACAGCCCGACCGGGAGCGCGGATAATGCGTTGTTGCTGGCCTACGTGCCATATCCCCAGCACAGATATCAGCAGATGGGCCTCAGGGCTGGCCAGATATTCTGGTATCGCGCGCAGCTGGTTGATCGGACGGGTAACGAGTCTGGTTACACCGACTGGGTGCGCGGCATGTCGAGCGATCAGGCCAGCGATTATCTGGAAGCCATTAAAAACGAAGTACTGTCGGCGGAGGACGGCAAGGCGTTAACGGAGCAGATCGACTTTAACATCGCAGGTGTCCTGCAGAACACCCTGGCTGGCATTCAGGGGGCGAAAATCACCTTCCAGCAGTTCGGCGCTGCGTATGCGGAAATCTCAAACGCGCAGATCCTGATTGCTGATGCTAACCAGGCGTTTGCGCAGTTTCAGGAGCTGGTTGCTGTTCAGTTTGCCGATAATGCAGCAGAAATCTATGAGGTTAAAACTGCGCAGGCCACGGCTGATAAAGCATTCGCTGAATATCAGCTCACCGTGGCGGCTGACTTCAGGGGCGTGAACGGCAGCATCACCACAATTCAGCAGGCTCAGGCAAGCGCTGACCAGGCTTTCGCGCAATACCAGCAGCAGGTGACGGCTAAGTTTTCGGATCAGCAGTCAGCCATCAACGAGAAGATGACGGCGTATGCTGATGCCGGGAGTGCCAATGCAATTTATACCCTGAAGGCTGGGGTGAAATATAACGGCAATTACTATGACGCCGGAATAAGCGTTGCAGTCCTGGCGAGTGGAAGTGGCATTACTACCCGCGTTGCGATTAACGCCAACGAGTTCGTGATGCTGTCCGGCAACGGAACCGCAAATATGTACTCGCCATTCGCTATCGTCGGTGGCCAGGTCTTCCTGAACAGCGCATTCATTCAGGAGGGAACGATCACGAGTGCCATGATTGCAGGCTTTATCCAGTCAAATAACTATGTCCCCGGCTCGGCTGGATGGCGACTGGATAAGGGAGGCACCCTTGAAATGAACGGCAGTACAGGCGGGGGGCAGCTTAAAATCACACCTGAAAGAATTGTATTTTATGACGCCTCTAACAGACCCTTGGTGGTAATGGGTAAGCCGTTATGATGCAAATGTTTATTGAGGGAACCAGCTTCGACGCGACAAACTCTATGGGATTCACTTATGTGGTAGATCATATTGTCGTGAATGGAGCCGGTTCGAAAACATATTCCACGTCAGGGTTTAATCTTGATGTGACCGCAATGAATAATACCCTGGCAAACAATGAGCAAAATAACACTATCACCGCCTCAGTCTCAGGCAACACGTTGTCATGGAACACCACTGTCCCGCTGCGACTGATGGTGACAGCAACAGCGAAGACAGGCGCTGATACGGCATACGCCGGTTTTGCTCTTTATCAGTACCCAGCCGATGTCAAAACCGTAAAGCTTGCACCCGACTTCACGCCATTTGTTCTGACAAACGTTATTGATATTGAGCCAGGAGCCAGAACAGTTGATACCGGTGTCCCGGTGGGGTCAGGGATTATGGTTTTCATGCGGAACCGTAATAACGAAGGGGGAGCACTGAGTCGATCTTTCTTCAACCAGATAGAAAGTGGAGGGACATATCAGCTGCAGTTTGCTAATGCGGGGCAGAATCAGTACCCGACAAGGGCATATGTATTTTCAAAGGTGCTTCCTCCCGTTCCTGCTGCGGGTTTCTATATGTACCGCGACGGGGTAATGGTCTGGCACAACAATTGTCTCCCGCTGGACGCTAAATTTATCACTCAGTCATATATGGAGTCAGATCGGCCACTGGCAGTTACGACCGGGATAACTGGCTTTATGTATATCCCGCAAGATCCAGCAAACCCAAATTATGGATTCTCTAATTACCTCTGCTCAGGTGCCGGTATAGCGAGCAATGGCAAGTGGAGAACGAACAACACTGAGGTTTACCAGTCAACGCTTGGCAGCGTTAGTTTAACGGTGAAGTCCTGGGTTGTAGGTACGAAAGTCATGTATATAGACTGCGATCCCTACGACAACTACTACAGACAATCCCTTAAAAAGTAGTCCTCTCCCTCAACTTATCCGAATTACAGAACCCAGCTCAGGCTGGGTTTTTTTATGGAGCAAATATGTCCGCAGGCACAATTAAGCTTACTAACGGCTCTACTACAGTAGTCGGTACCGGCACTGCATTTACCTCAGATCTGAAATCAGGTGACGTTATTACCGCAACAGTCGGGGGTATATTCTTCACCCTGTTTGTTAACGCCGTGACGAGTAACACCGCTCTCACACTGACCGATCCATTCACCGGGCCGACAACTTCCGGGCTGGCCTGGGTTGCAGTACCGCAGCTGACGCTCAACCGCATTACCGCTGCCCTGGCTGCTCAAACTGCCGAGTCGGTGCGCCTGGTACTGCAGGAGAATGCTAACTGGCAGGCTTTTTATACTGGCACTGGTGATATCACTGTCACGCTCCCTGACGGAACACCAACCGGGCGTCCGGTTACCGGCCCGTCATGGGCGAAGATAACTAACCAGACAAATGCGGCTGTACAGTGGCGCGGTGCATTGCCAGCCAATGCCAATCTCAACAGCTACGGGCCAACGTCTGATTTTATTGGCATCTGGAGCTTTGCTACTAGCGGGGGAACCGTTGCTAATGGGTTCCCGGAAAATAACGCGCAAGGCATTCTTGAGGTGTTCAGCGGGGGGCCATGGCTTGGAACGCAGCGGTTTACACACAGAGATGGAAATATTTACACCAGAACTTTGACGGCAGCATGGAATGCTACAACCATGCCGTGGTCTGCGTGGAATTTAGCTGGCTATCGCCCTAACTCAACTTATGTTGATGATTGCGACTTAATGAAATCTGCTGGCGCTTTCCCATGTCGCGCGGCCACACTGAATAAGCCAACTGGTGTTACGCAGGGTGGTTGGTTATTTGTTACAGACCACGTCGCCGCAGGTAATATTCTGCAGATTTACCACACCGCGACCACCGCGCCTGCGGACCAAGCTAACCGCCGCTACACACGCACATTTAATGGCACTGTTTGGTCTGGATGGAAGCTTCTGGGTGGGACTGATGCGCTGAATGATTTAGGCTATGGCCTTACTGCATCCTCACGCATCACGTCGTTCGATTGGCAGCAAGCTGACTTTCTGACCGGCTCAATGCAAACCTTTGTGTTTTCATCATCATTAAATCCACCATCTGGTGTGAGCTACAACACCAATACAACGGTAACAGCGACGACGATTCAGAAAAACTCCAACGCAGCGGTTATAAAACTTAACTCTCTATCAGCTTCAAATGGTGACAAGAGTGAATATATTATCGTGGTGACAGGGACCGCTGGCTCTCGTTCTTTTAATGTGGTCAGAAGTTACAACAGTGATTCTTCAACGGTCATCCCTGTCGCCAACGGCGGCACTGGCGCTAAAACGCCCACCGACGCCAGGAATGCCATCTCCGCATCAGTTGGCGGAGTTACCGTATCAGGTGCGTTCTCAAACATCATAAGTGTTGACCCTGGGTTTTACTCCATCAATGGCGGTAACTTTAGCGATCCGGCAAACGGGGACTTTGGTTCATTATTTTCCGCAGGCACTTACGGGTCAGGCCTGAACGGGCAGATCTTTATCCGTAACGATGGAACATCGTTACTATATCGAGGAGGAAGTAACGCCACAGTCAGGACTGTATATTCGACTGCCAACACCACCGTAGATAGTAATGGATTTATTAAAAAATCATCACCAGTAAGCAATATCTTCAGTGATGGTAGATGCATCAATAACGATGAATCAGAGGGTGTAACTGTGACCCGGCAGGCAGTGGGAGTATATCTGCTTGAAGGATGCATGGGGCTGAATGCCGATGCTGCGTGGGGCGGGATTGACGGTGGATTTGAAATTCCCTTGGACAGAAATAAACAGCCGCGTATCTGGCTGGATTATGAGGTCAGCCAGGACGGATCTGTGCTGGTGAAAACCTACCATCGCACGCACCCGAGCGCGCCGAAGTTCGCCCGTAACGAATGCGAAGGCATTGCTGATGGCGATCCGGTAGATATTCCTGCCGATTCGTTCATTTCTGTTCGTATTGAGATGCCCGAGGACAGCATATACAACAAAAAAATGGAAGAGGCGGCACAAAAGCTGGCCGAAGAGGAGGCTGATCGCATCAGGGCTGAGCAGGAGCGCCAGGAGACAGAGGTAGATCCGAAAGAACAGCCGGATGTTCAGCAGTAATTATCAATAGGCACAGCCACTTTGCGATTTACTATTCCTAAAAATACTGTATTCATAACCAGTGTTAACGGAGTGCTGATTATGGGATTCCCATCACCGGCAGTAGACTTTGCCGAATCGCGAATATCGCTCGATGCAAAGTTCATCTCTCATCCGGCGGCTACGTACTTTTGCGTTCCGCAGACAATCATTACCGCGAGGGCATCTTTAAGGGTGCGCTTCTAGTAGCCGGCTTATCGCTGTCGCCTTGCGACGGTTCTCTGCTTATTTTTGATATTGGCCGGGAGTTCATAGTGAAGCGCTACCGGACCCATCCGAAACCGCACCAGGAAAATCTGGCGAACGGTCGAAAGGAGGCGATACCGTCAGATAATTACGGAGAGGCTTCAGCATTGTTTGGGGTGATCGCGTACATTATTAATGATGCGAGGTCGGGTGAGTTCGACGACTGTCCGCTGATGTGAATAGCTGAAATTTTACAGCAAAGTCGATGTTCTGTGTAGGGTGGTTCCTATTTTCTCCATTCAGAAAACACTCATAATAAAACAGGTGTAATATGCTGATTCTTAGATGGTTTTTTGGTCGGTGTGAGAGGGGTTGAACCTTCTAACTCCTACGCCTCATGACGGCGGCTTAATATATCCTTAAGCCGCGCCAGTTCTGGTTTATTTATTTATTTGCATAAAGTGTCAAATGAAATAATCATATTTTCACCGCTAACGTGAAGTGAATAGTCAGGAGTGGTAGAGATAGCTTTCTGTCTGCATATTTCACTAATTTCTTCTGAAGAAAAATTTTTTCTAGAAACATTTACCCCATAATAATTTAGCATATATGCACTCCAGTCAGTGCCTAAATAAGACTTTGTAAGATCTTTTAAGACCGGAAATCTCAGCAATGATAGCGCCTTTTGAGATGCAGGACTTACCACCCCACTGAAATTAACGTATTTTACTTGCGGTGAAAGGTGAGAAATATCATAGTATATAGAGTTAATGATACGGAAGTCTTTTTTATTCTGAGCTAATGAAGCGTTAACATAAGATGTCATCAAAACATAGCTGAACATAAAAAATGGAAAAAAGACGAATAATTTAAGTTTCTGGTTTTTTATTGCGACGAGAAAATAAAAAAACAGCCCCATTAAAGTTGCACTAAACGATACCATTACGCGCGAAGTTACTGATGCGGTTTCCAAAAAAAGGAAAGTTGCATATGAAAAGAAATAAAAAAGGAAAGGTAATACTATTAGAGTGATTATGTTAATAATGCTTTTAGATGATCGCCATGATTCTTTTGCAACTATATAAACAGCTACCACTAGCAATAACATATAAAAGTAAAGTATCACAACAGGGATTGAATCGATATAATTCCCAATGAAACTGTTATATTTATGAAAATTTTCAACAAGGATTTTAAAACCATCAGAATTTATAGCGATGGTTTTAGAAAGTTTAGTAGAATAATCACCATCAATAAATATATTCGCAATAATCAACTTGTATAATACGTAGGCTATAAAGAGTTGCAATGCTCTTGTTGCAGTTTCAATAAACCTAGATTTATGAGTTCCTGTATTATTTAAAGTTGACCCTGCTAATTCGATAATAGAAAATATCACAAACATTCCTAGCGTGGCCTGATATAATCCAAGTGAAATAAATACTAAAAACACTGGCGATGTAAGATTTATGAAACGATTTTTTGTATGACAAAATGCCAATGAGATTGATAATACGCTCAAAGACATCGGGAATATGTCGTATTTAAAAGATAAGTTTTCAATAAAGAAAGGGTTTACTATAAGTAATAGTGCAACCAAGGACCTTACGATAGGCTTTTCATTTTTGAAGAATCTATCTGCAATAATGACCCCGGAAACTGCCATTACAAAAATTGAAACTATTAATGACAAAGGGGTTAGGTCTAATAATGGATACCCCATATTTATAATTGTTAAAGCTAAGTCAGCAATAGGACGCCCATTGGCTGATAAACCTGAGTATCCTAATAAATATCTACCATAATCATCTAAATAATTGATGTCAGATATAATTAGTCCGATACAGTAAAGTAAAGAAAGCATTACTGTTAGGGAAATTTGGCTTTTCTCTCTGATAATAATCATTTTGTCTTCTTATCCTTAAGTAAATACCGCGGTCTTTTCTTAACTTCCATATATATCCTTCCTATATATTCACCAAGAATTCCAATGCCTATAAGCTGGATACCTCCCAAGAAAAGCATAGAAACAAGTAAAGAGGGATAGCCTCTCACCGGATTACCAAATGCTAACGTGTCCCAAATCATCCATGCGCCATACAGGAATGCGACGCCAGCAACGAAAAGACCGATGTAAGTCCACATGCGGAGCGGGAATGTAGAAAAGCTGGTAATGCCCTCCACAGCAAGATTCCAGAGCTTCCATCCGTTGAACTTTGTGTTTCCAGCAATGCGTTCTGCGCGAGCATATTCGACGACATTAGTGTGGCCACCGACCCAGCTCAAAATACCTTTCATGAACAGGTTGCGCTCTGGTAATAACTTGATGTTTTCCACTACAGCACGAGACATCAGGCGAAAATCACCAACGTTTTCTTCAATTTTTGGATTGCTGATTTTGTTATGCAGTTTATAAAACCACTCAGCAGACTTTCTTTTCAGCCTGCCGTCATAGGAACGGTCAGAGCGCTTAGCGAGGACTACGTCAGCGCCAGCCTGCCACTTCTCTATTAGGAGAGGAATGACTTCAATCGGGTCCTGTAGATCAACATCTATCGGGATGACTACATCACCTGATGTGTGCTCAAGCCCGGCAAACAAGGCCGGCTCTTTACCGAAATTTCGGGTAAATGACAGCGGAACTACAAGCGGATCGGCGATTGCAAGCGCGTTGATGATGGATTCTGTTGCGTCTTTGCTGCCGTCGTTAATGAAGACTATTTCGACTTCATGCTGCTGAAGCCCTTCAAACTCCCGGACAGTTTTATAGAAGATTGGAATTGTATCTTCTTCATTAAAGACTGGAACAACCAAAGAGATTTTCATTTCGCATCCCTAAAGACAATGAATTTTGAATAAATAAAACCGCACACAAGACTGATGGCGGAGAACACTATTAACGTGATAATAGGAACCATTCCTGATATATCAGCACACCAGCCAACAACTCCACTAAGCGAGCCCATGAAGCCCACATAAAGCAAGTAGCGCATTGTGGAGGTTGAAGATTTAAATGTGAACTTGGCGTTGGCGAAGAAGCTGAATGACGCAGAAACAACGAACCCTGAAAAGTTGCCAAGTGCCTGTCCTGTGTGGAGCGTATATATGCAAACAGCAAACACAACCCAGTGAATGAGTGTATTGATAACACCAATTGATGTATATTTTGCGAAGAGTTTTAACATTAAATTAATATATAAATTAGTCAGTTAAGAAAAGTCTCAAGTTTAGCACGTGTCATTGAATTGATCGACCCTCACATTTGAAGACGCTGTGACCTGTGTCTGACCTGCCCCCAGGATTAGATACAACTTTCGTTAGTAATGTCGGTTGGTGTATTTACATCTACTTGTTCATTTTCACATATACCCATTTGTTATGGTTAACCCTGATTTTAGTCAGTCGCGTATCAATTGGACTTCCGTTTTTTTGAGCACGGTCAACATCACTAATTTTAGTGGTCAACAAAACTGGCCACATCATAAGATGTGTGTCAAGAAATGCTGCATCCATCGGTTGAACTCACAGTACAAAGCGGCCTCCAGTGGCCGCTTTAACTTTGTCCATCTTTACAGGTTTAATCCGAAACCAACCACATATCGGCTTCTTCAAACATCTCTTCCAACATGCGATTCAGCTTTTCCCGATCACTTTTGCTGGCATCGCTAGTCAGGCCATTCGCCTGCATTGGCTTAACCTTCACCTCTGCATCGGGAAAGATCTGGTTTACTCGCTTGGTCACTTCGGCATGGCTGAAGCATAGTCGTTAAGATACAGGATATTCAGCAGTAATTATCAATAGGCACAGCATCCTTGCTCTGCACTCCCTTTAAAAAACTGTATATAAAAACAGTAAAAGGAGTGCAGATCATGCCCCGCTTAAACGACATTAATGCCGCATTTACGGCAGCAATACAGCAAAACTCTAAAGGATTTCAGTCTTTACGCATTGATGACTTTAACCGCGAGTTGCGCGCCAGAAACGGGCATTTCACCCAGGCTGATGCAAATGAATGGATCGAGCAGTACCAGACATGCTTCGTAGACAAAACGCCGGACGGTAGCCAGAACCGCTTATGGATGCTGCGCAATATGGGGAGGGTTCTGTAATGGGATTCCCTTCACCTGCCAGCGACTATACAGAGACCAGGCTTACTCCAGAAAGGATTTGCGGCGTAGGCATTGATACCCGCATCCTCGAACGTCATCCGGGTTTGCGGTGATCGAGCCGGTCACCCGACTGGTTCAGGGGCAGGTTCTGCTGATCCTTAGTGGCGGGCAGACTCAATTTGCACGGTTTCTGGGAAAAGCATTAATCACAGAAGACGGCGAGGCGATAGAAGGCGACGCAGCGGAAGAGGTCGAAGTGATGGGCAGGGTGACATTCTTCATCAACAGCACAGATGCGGATGATAGGCCGGTGTAAAAAGCCCATAAAAAAGCCCGCATCAGCGGGCTTCTTATCACTCGGGAGCCGCGGCTCCTTTGCGTATCCTTTTTTGTCCTCTCACCGTCTGGTCGGTGTCCTGCTGAGACTGCTAACTTCCTGTTATTGCTGGTGACGTCCTATCACCGTCCAATCATGATTGGTGGAGCTGGCGGGAGTTGAACCCGCGTCCTTGAAACCTCGGCAGGATTAACGATGATCGAACCGGTCTGCATCTGTACGCATTCGAAAGAAAGGCATGATGGCCTTTCCTAAAAAGTTAAGGCCCGCTATGAGCGATAAGCGGAAGCACTGGCTACAGACTCAGTGGACCCCAAGGCAGATAAAATCAGATGAGAAACAAATGACATGCTTAAGACATTTGATTTTTTTTTCGTAACGGGTAGTCTTTAAAAATTGACGCATTTTCATTTAATTACAATAACGAACCCTTTATGAACGACAACTACGAAATTGGTCACAGACTTATTGTTGTAATTCCGGATAAGACTGCTGAAGCTATGCGCGAAGCTCAGATGGCTCAAGAAGAGCCTGAGGAAAGTTTTGTACGAAAAATTGCAAAATCCGTTTTCTCATTGTATGGCGAACCCTTTGCCGTCACTTTGGGTAAACAAGCATTCGCACTAATACAAACAATAATGGAAGCGATTAATAAAGGCGCTGATCTCACTACTCTCAGCTATTCTGAATGTAAAAAACTAAATCTCATGTTTTCACCGGGTCACCCACGAGAAAATGTTGTTTATGCGCAACATCCGGCTAACCCTTCGATGTACTACACTGCTAGCTCGTTTCATCGACAAGCGTTTGAGCATAAATTTGCAGAGGTGATAACACTTTTATCGAGTCTTGGTGCAAGGGAAATCAAGGTTGAACACGTCAGAGGTTGGAGTCATGAGTTTTCTACAGAAATAGGTATTTCAATACCCCAAGACTCTGCCAAAGCAGGCTTAGGAAAAAATGGCTCTGAAACATCAGCACTTCTTTTTGATGCAAAGCTCGCTGGGCATGACACTCCGTCAGTTCCGGACAATCTAACCTGGTACCCTCATGAGGCTCTGTGGCAAGCACTAGCTGTTGCTCGAGTTGAAAACGGATTAAGAAATTTTAACCTATCTCTCACCTATTCTGATGACTACGGGTTAAATGCCGATTTCAAGGCAACATTAAAAGGGACTGGATTAGACTTAGGCGGAAAATTTACAGAACACCAATCTACAGTTTGGAAAATAACCGGCATGTTTGGCTCGGTTTAG